AATTAAGCAGAATAATCGAAGAATATGAGAAAAAGGTGAAGGGCAAGATAGCCAAGACACCTGGAGCAGCCGCTGCTTATAGAGCGGGCCTAAAAATAGGTTCAGGTGGTGGATCAGGAAAATACTAATGCCTATTCAACGCTGTACACTAAAAGGTGGTAAGAAGGGATGGAAATACGGAGAATCAGGGAAATGCTATGCAACTAAGTCAGGTGCAGAACGTCAAGCCAAAGCAATCCACGCAAGCGGCTACAAGAAGGGATCTGGCAAAAGCAGTAGAAATAGCTAGGGAGATCAGAACCCGTGAACGCTTCAATAAGCTCGATTTCTATGACCCCTACCCTTATCAGCTAAACTTCCATAAAACAGGCTCAGAGGCCAACCAGAGGCTTCTGATGGCGGCTAACCGCATAGGAAAGAGTTATTGCGGGGCTGCTGAACTGGCCTACCACACAACTGGATTATATCCATCTTGGTGGCAAGGAAGAAGATATCGACAGCCAATCATCGCGTGGGCTGGTGGTGTATCAAATGAAACTACACGCGACATTGTACAGTATGAGCTATTGGGTTCCCCCGATGACCCGGAAGCCTTTGGGTCCGGTGCTATACCGAGAAATCTAATAATAAAGACCGAGAGGAAGCCTGGGGTTCCAAACGCAAAGAGCGTAGCTCTAATTAAACACGTTTCCGGTGGGAACTCCTCTTTATTTTTCAAAGCCTATGAGATGGGCCAGGAGAAGTGGCAGGGGCGTAGTGTAGATTGTATCTGGCTAGACGAAGAGCCTAGCAGAGAAATATACTCTCAAGCAGTTACTCGAACATTAGACCGTAAGGGTATGGTTTATATGACTTTTACCCCAGAGCAAGGGATGACAGAAACGGTCGCATCCTTTATGAACAACCTCCAATCAGGGCAGTCTCTAACTAACGCGACTTGGGATGATGCCTCAGAGAGAATCTTCTCTCAGAATGGAGAAAGAGGCCACCTCTCAGAGGGTGTGATGGAGCAGATTCTTTCCTCATATTCCCCGCACGAACGGGAAATGAGAAAGAACGGAAGACCTTCTATTGGTTCAGGATTGGTTTTTCCTCTAGGGGAGGAGAAAGTGATGGTTGATCCTATAGAAATAGAACCTCACTGGCCCAGAATAGCTGCCATAGACTTTGGTTATGACCATCCCACAGCAGTAGTTTGGTGCGCTATGGATCGAGACAGCGAAACATTTTACGTGTATGATTGCTATAGAGCCTCAAAAGCAAGCCCATCTGTACACGCAGGGGTAATAAAAGGCAGACCACATTTTATTCCTATAGTGTATCCACATGATGGAAATAGAAGGGATAGCATGGGTAATCCAGGTTTAGCCGATCAGTATAGAAATCTTGGCTGTAACTTTAGACTGGAACATTTCACTAACCCCCCAGCTCTTGGAAGCAATAAAGGTTCTAACTCCATCGAGGAAGGCTTAATGGCTATGCTGCAATCCGTGGAAGCAGGAAAATTCAAGGTATTCTCAACTCTATCAGACTGGTTTGAAGAGTTCAGAATGTATCACAGGAAAGATAATAAGGTGGTTCCTCTTAGAGACGACCTCATGTCAGCAACAAGATATGCCTTTCAATCTCAACGATTCGCCGTAGCCGGGGAAGACCCAACATGGACAGAGGACGTTGAATACAGAAATTATGGAATTATTTAATGGCTAGTGAAAAAATTACTGAAGAAGAATTAGTAACCAGAATACGGGGAGAAATCTCCGATTCTCTAGGCTATATGGGGGATGTAATATCCACCCAACGCGAACAAGCCATGAAATACTACTATGGTCTGCCCTTTGGAAATGAAGTGGAAGGCCGTAGTCAATTCGTAGACTCCACAGTACAAGATACCATAGAATGGATTAAGCCCTCCTTGATGAGAGTATTTGCCTCCGGGGATGAAATGGTAAAATTTAGTCCACATGGTCCTGAAGATGTAAGGATGGCTGAACAAGCAACGGACTATGTAAATTACGTTTTTACAAAGGATAACCCTGGTTGGGAAATTTTGTATTCGTGGTTTACTGATGCTCTCTTGTCTAAGAACGGCATTATAAAAGTTTGGTGGGATGAGTATGCTGACGACCAGAGGGAAGAATACCAAGGGTTAGATGAGCTATCCTTCACGGCTCTTATAAGTGATGATGATGTCGAGGTCATAGAACATACTGAGTACGAGGAAGCAGATGTTACTAACGTCATGGTATCTATGCACGATGTCGTTATAAAAAGAAGCTCCTATAATGGAAAGATAATGATAGAGAATGTTCCTCCATCCGAGTTTCTTATTAGCAGAGAAGCAAAGAATATACAAGACGCAAGGTTTGTTTGTCACAGGGTAATGAAGACTCTTTCTGAGTTGAGAGAGATGTACCCAGACGAAGACCTAGAACCGGGTGAGTTAGGTGGTGGGGGCGATGATATGTCTGCGTTCTCTGCTGAACGCTTGGAGCGTTACCAGTTTGATAAATCCGCTAAATACTGGGAAGGCATGGGTGGTGGCGATGACTATGGAGAGGAAGGCTTACGAACCTACTGGCTCCATGAGTCCTATTTGCAGACTGATTTTGATGGTGATGGCATAACAGAACTAAGAAAGGTTTGTACGGTAGGCTCTAGGGTTCTAGCTAATGAAGAGATAGATTCCGTGCCACTTATATCAATCACCCCGATTAAAATACCACACAAGTTCTTTGGTCTATCTGTTGCTGATCTAGTAATGGATTTACAATTGATGAAGAGTACGCTAATGCGTAACCTCATGGATAATATGTATAATCAGAACTTTGGTAGATTCGCGGTACTAGAGGGGCAGGCGAACCTGGATGATCTCCTGACCCAAAGGCCAGGTGGTGTTGTTCGGGTAAAATCCCCCAACGCTGTAATGCCCCTCGCTACCCCTGCCCTACAGCCTTACTCCTTCCAGATGCTTGAATATATTGATGGCGTAAGGGAGGCTAGGGCTGGTGTCTCTAGGATGTCTCAAGGATTGGATGAAAATGCCCTGACATCTCATACTACGGCAACCGCTGTTAACTCTGTTATGAACGCAGCTCAGAGTCGTATGGAACTAATTGCTAGAAACTTTGCAGAAACTGGTGTAAAAGATTTAATGATAAGAATATATGAACTTCTTCTCAAGAACCAAGACAAAGAAAGAGTTGTAAAGTTACGCAATGAGTGGGTTCCGGTACGCCCTGATACTTGGAATGACAAGTATGATTGCACCGTGTCTGTGGCTTTAGGAAGTGGAAATAAAGACCAACAGATGATGCACCTTTCTCAAATGCTTTCATTTGCAGGGGAAGCAATGAAGGGTGGGCTAAGGATAGTGAGCGAACAGAATATGTACAACTTGGGGGCATCTCTGGTGAAAGCTATGGGCTTCCAGAATATAAGTGATTTCTTGACTGACCCATCACAGTTGCCACCTGATGAACAACAGCCCTCCCCACAAGAGCAAGCTAAGTTAATGGAGGCAGAAGTCAAGAAACAGGAATTAGAAATAAAGGCCGCAGAGGTTCAAATCAAGGCTCAGAAGATTCAACAGGAATACCAGAAGTTAGCGGTAGACTCACAGTTGAAAGCACAAGAGTTAAACCTTGAAAGAGAGCAGAACAGGGCCGTAGCAATAGGAGACACATGAGCGATTTTCTAAATGATGAACGAGCGAGACACGCAAACAATCTATTACAGAACGAATTATTTATAGAATCATTTAATGTGCTAAAAGAAGATTTAATGAACCGTTGGAGTAATAGCGGTTCTACAGAATCGGAATCCAGAGAGTCAATCTGGTTAGCGATGAGACTGCTTGATAGAATTGAAAGTCATATAAAGTCCATAGTCGAAACTGGGCATATGACTGAGGTGCTAGAAAAGCAACACCCATTCATCTAATTAAGGAGTAAATTATGGCGGATACGCAACAAGCCCCGCAAGCACCGGCTGGATTACAGCCAATCCCCGCGCCAGGTGGAAGTGTTACCGAAGCGCAAGAGGCATTACTCAGTCTACTGGACTCTGAAGAGGAAACCCCAGAGATAGAGGAAGCCCAACCCACTGAAGTTGAAGAATCTAAACCCGAAGAGGAAGATGAATCATTGGAAGATGGGGCCGAAGAGGAAGAAGAGTCCGAAGAGGATGAAGAAGAATCTGAGGAAACCGACGAAGAAGACGAAGAGGCACTTTATGCTGTTACCGTAAATGGTAAGGAACACGAAGTAAGCCTTGATGAGCTTCTGAACGGCTATAGCCGACAGTCGGATTATACCCGAAAGACGCAAGAACTTTCATCTGAAAAGAAAGAAATGGAGGAGTTGCATAAAACATACACTTCCGAAATTCAGCAGATACAGGCCGAGCGTCAGCAGTATATGGAAAACCTACAGCAGATACTTGAAAGCTCTGCTGGGGAAATGGAAAAATTTACTAATGTGGATTGGGCATCTCTAAAAGAATCCGACCCCATAGAGTATATTACTAAGAGAGAAGAGTTAAGGGAAGCTCAAG